GATGGTTTCGAGCAGATCAAAGAGGGCAGTCTTCAGCTGATCCACGAGGCCCTTGAGTCCTCCGAGTGTAGAGATCGACTCCACCCACTGCTGGAACGCTTCAGCGACCGGCACGAGTGCCTCTGCTACCTTCGCCAGGATCGGTAGAAGCGCTGCTCCGACCGACTCCGTGATCTCTCCCATAGCCTGCGACAAGCGAGCCATGGCGCCTTCTGTAGAGTTTCCGATGGTGTCGGTGGTCTCTCGTAGGTTCTGGTTGAGTCCTTCCTGGAGCGCTGTCACCTTCTCGGCTTCAGTACCGTAGAGGATCATGCTCTGCTGCGCTTCAGTGAAACGGATCCCGGACTTCTCGAGGATCCCGAACTGGCCGTTCAGCGCCTTCGCGATGTTGTTGGCGCTTGCGATGTACTGATCAGCTGAAGCGTTCACTCCGTTCTGGTTGACGGTGAGGTCGGCCAGTGACTTCGTGAGGTTCACCACACTCTCCGACTGGAGTCCGAAGGTAGAGAGCTGCGCAGCTCCGGCCTTCAGTGCATCGCCATCGATACCTGCTTTTTTTTGTAGTGATCCGGAGAGCTGATCGATCGCCTGGACCTGCTCCATAGTTCCCTTCGATACGGCGATGATGGCGTGCTCGAGTTGGCGCTGTGATCTTTCTGCGTCCACTGCTGCAGCGACCGCCTTCTTCCCGAAGTTCACGATGGCACCTACGGCAAAAGCTCCGGCCAGTATAGACCCGAGCTTCATGGCTGTAGAGCCGAGAGACGACATATTCTTCTCGGCACTTTTGATGCCCTTCTTTGTGGTATCTTCGGCCGATATAACGACCTTAACTTGATTTGTTGTTGCCATATTTGTGGATCATAGCTTCGAGAAGTGCCTCGATGTAGCCTTCAGAGTTCTCCTCGAGGAACTGCCGCTCTGTCCACCCCATCTCGAGGCATAGGACGGCTACCCCTCTGTAGCTTTTTTTTTAGCTTCGACGGCTGCCTGGATCTTCTCTGCCAGGACTTCTGCCATCGCAGCTACAGCATCGACTGATAGGAGTCCGAGATTTTCTGCAGTGATCTCCATCGCCTTGCCTTCTGTATCGACGAAGTTCCAGGACTTGATCAGTCGAGGCAGTACCTTGATCATCTCCTCCGGTGTTTTCTTCACGGCCAGATCGTTCATGCCGATCGCATCCTTCAGTAGGATGTTGTCGTAGAGTACGACCTCACTCCCTTCGTATCCCGGGAGTGTGATGGTAGTCGTTGTGCGGTTGTCTTGCAGTATGGGTGCAGTCATATTTTTAGTTGTAGTTAGCTGTGTTGTTGATCACGGTCACCTCGATCGCTTGTGCTTCATCTTCATCGAAGTGCGCAGTGAACTCGATCTCCTCCATCACAATGTCGTCGATAGGTCGGTCTGGAGTCAAAGACTCGAGTGACACTTTCGGCAATACGATCGTGATCGTAGGGTTTGCTGTGGTACCAGCTGCGTCGATGTCGACGTCTGCGCGGACCATCGAGATACTCATCGCTTTGTATGCGCCATCCTCGTACCAGTCATGCTGCGCTTCTCCGTCGTAGTCGAGCTTCATCGATCCAGTGATCTCGTGCATCACTGCGAGCACATCGCCTGGAGTGAGCTGTGAGATGTTCTGGTTCACTCGGCCGTTGTTTACGATCGAGAGAGAGAACTCCTTCACCATGAAGGCAGAAGCAGCTGCGAGTCCTGCGACGTTGGCCGCGACTTTGATCGTGAGATCGTAGTGGCGGAAGTAGTTGTCTACATCGAGATCGAACGACGGAGTGAAGTCGGAGTTCGTTGTCTCATCGGCAGCGAGCAGGGAAGCGGTAGCGTTGACCAGATCGTTCACCGGAGTACGGATCTCGAGAGCAGTCACCAGGGTGCGTGCGTATTTGTAGTCCTGGGATCCGTTCTGCGAGAGTCCAGTGGTCAAAGTAGGGAACTGTGGGTTCCCGGTGAGGATCGTGAAGATGTGCTGGTACACACCGGTCACGAGTGTCGAAGTACTGATCGATCCGAGCAGTGAGAGGAACAAGAAGCCGATCGAGTTGTTGCGGACGTTGAACTCCACATCTCCTTCAGCTCGTCGCTGCACCACTGTAGATCCTTGGCTTGAGACTCCAGAGCCTCGAGTTTCCCGGATCGGAACCTTGTCTACGATTAAGTGCATACCTGTCGGGGTACGCGCTGGCATCCACATCGTTGGAGTTTCTGCAGTTCCGCGAACTGTCTCTCTCGCGAAGCCTACGTTGACGTCTTCACCTTTTTGGTAACTCATAAAATTATTTCTTTACATCTTTATTTATAATAGCCTCCGCTTCTTCTCGGCTCCCAGCCACTACAGTCCGCTGTTGTACCGGGAAGAAAAAGCGACGCTTCGCTCCCTTCTCCTCCTTGACTTCTGCGCCAGACTTGGGTGCGCCGGTCCGCTTGTTGCGGATCTCGCTGCCTTTCATCTGGGTATTGCGTGGTGATGTTTCCATATCGTTAGTATACACCATGCTCTCTACCGGTTGGGTAGGTATTTTACACATCGAAGTGTGACCTGCGCAGTCCGGAAGACTGCCTCTCCGACCGTTGCTTCTCCCCATACTGAAGGCACTGGATCCACCCAGTCGCAGGTGGCGAGTGCGTTCCGCGGTGTGAATAAACGGATCAGCTCTGCCACTGCTTCGCCGATAGCGGTCTCTGCAGCTTGGTACTCGGTCTCCTTTTTGATCGGGTAGTAGACGTTGAGGTTGAAGCCGAAGGTCATGCGATCGTCGCCAGTCGATGAGTAGTCGGCCAGGTTCTCGCTCGGCATCACTACGACGCCCGGGTACTTCGAGAGCGTCGACTTCGGGAAGGCGTACACCACACCGATCACTTCAGTGTTGCCGTCTGCTTCGATCTTTGCTGCGATCTCCTCGCGGATCTCGTTGATGGTATCTTTTGTGATCATATAAATACTTTACTGATAATTTTGTCGAACTCTCGGTTGATGTCTCCCTCGCTTTTTTCTACTGCTCGCTCCATGAAGGGGTTCGCTTGCGTACCTGGGTGCATCACCATCCGGCCGAACATCTGGCCGGTGCGCTTGTTGGCCAGTGCCCTCCGGTTGACCGGCACGATCACGTGCGGCCGAGTTCCTTCGTGCACGTACATGCCGTAGTTTGCTCCGACGACCACTTCTCCGGTCGCTTTACCTGTCATGCTGGCCTTGATCGACTGCCGAAGGTTACCTCCTCCGTAGCTTTTATTGACTGGCGCCTCGCGCTTGGCGTTTTTTTCTACGATGAGGATGCTGCGCTTGATAGCATTGTGCACCTCCGAGAGCATTTTCGCAGGTGCTTTTCTGAACATGGCCTCGACCTTGTCCAGGTTTTTGATCGTGAGGACTACACTCATGACTCGAAGATCCGGATGCGGACCTCCATGTGGCTGTTGCCCATGAAGTCGAAGGACTCGACCCCGGTCACCCGGTACTCCTTCTCCGTTTCACCCGTCCCTCTGATCACTCGATCGCCTTCCTGGATGTCGGCAGTCTCGCAGAACATGAGCCACTCCTTCCCGAAGCCTCCCTCGATGTCCGAGGAGATCTCCGAGTCGAGTGGTTGGATCACGCACGATACATCTGCGAGGTGGGTACCGAACTCACGAACGACGCCTTCCCCATCGGTTAGGCGTCGTACTGCGACTGTCTCGTTGAATTGGTAGCCGATCATGTTAGAAGGTGTACTTTTTATTGAACTGCAGGATCTCCTCGATCTTCGTGAAGTCGTCCATCTGCTGCTTGGTTTTGTAGGTCACCGAGTAGCGGCCGATCGTCATGCTGGCCACTTCTCCTTCAGACTGCCATGCGTTGTTGATGATCCCGGCCACCATCACCGTCGCGGCGAGCTTGATGTCGAGCGGAACCTTTGCATATCCCCACTTCGCAGAGACGTAGATGTTCTGGATGCCCTTCGGGAAGTTGAGGTTCTTCAGCTGCAGCTTCGTGGTGGTTGGCTTCCGGATCGGGTGCCTCACGTACTGATCTGCAGCGATCGGGTCTCCGGTTTCACTGAAGCGGATCTCCTCCACATCGGTACACGCATCGATCGATAGCGTGCGGGATCCGTCACCATCGAACGTACGGTCCTCGAAGACTGCATCCTCCGCTACTACAGCGAAGTCTCGGTTCGTTTCGTGGTCAATATGATCCTCCACGCCTTCGATCCACTCCTCGATCTGTTCGTCGAAGCTCGCATCGATGTCGATGAGCAGGTAGTTCTCCACTGCTTCCTTTGTTGTGTATCCTTTTGCCATGATGTTTTTGCTATTTGATAAAAGTATATCACCTAGATCGAACGGTACGGGGTCGGTTTTTTCGAGTATGGTGACACTCTCCGCAGGATCACTGCAGTAGTTTTTCTCGTGTATGGTCCCTCCTTTGGTTGGTATGGACTGATCACCTTCGGAGTGTACGGCTTGAAGCGCACCACGTAGGTCATAGGCACCTCAATCTGTGGCTGCGTCTTCACCTGGTACTGCATGTCCTTGGTGAGTCGCTCCTGCAGCTGGATCTCATACTCGAGCGGTAGCGTGATGCCCTCCTGGACCGCCACTCGGTATGCTAGGTTCTTCACTTCCCAGGCTGTAGAGACCACGGCATACGTCATGGCCTTGGTGAGTTCACGAGGAACGGCCACCAGGTAGTCCATAGCGACCTGTAGAGCGTTTTCAGCAGTGACCTGGTACTCTGCATCCTTTTGGATCGGTTGCTCGCTTGTGACCTCGTATAGCGCCGATTTCTGGATCAATAGTTCGGTCGTCACCCGGTACGTCGCTGGCTTGGTGATCGCTGCATCGTTTGTGACCTCATACTCGAGCGGTAGAGTGGCCACATTTTCTGCAGTTACTTCGTAGGTGAGTCCCACAGTGATGCCTTCCTCGTGCGCCACAGCGTACTGAAGCGCGACCTGGATGCCAGCTTCGTCCGTCACCTGGTACTCGAGATCCTTGGCGATGCTCTGTTCGCTTGTGACCACATAGTCGAGATCCTTTTCGATACCCACCACAGTGATCGGAGTCTCCACTTCGTATGCTGCAGCGATCTGTGTGAGCACTTCAGTGAGGACCGTGTACTGTGCTGCCTTCTGGATAGCAGCTTCGATCGTGACCTCGTAGTCGAGTGGCTTCGTCTCCCCGGCTTCCGCGGTGACTGCGTACGTTGCTCCCTTCTGGATCGCCTCCTCGATCGTGACTGCGTAGTCTGCATCGAGCGCAGCAGATCCTTCAGTCTTCACCATGTAGTCGGCATCGAGCGCCACTCCTGCTTCAGCAGTAACGGCGTACACCGCTCCCTTTGTCACGACGAGCTCGTCACTCACTGCATAGTCGAGATCGATCGCGACTCCCACTTCAGTGCGGACCATGTAGTCGAGATCCTTGGGAACATTGTGCTCGCTTCGGACTTCGTACTCTGCTGCCTTCGATAGCGGCACCTCGGCACGCACTTCATACTCCGCGGTGATCGCGAAGGTGGTGCGCTGCACGATCTCGTAGAGGTCTGCCTGCAGTCCAGGGTCCCCGGTTGGGTTGCTTTCTTCAGATCCTACAGCGTAAAACGTACCCGGAGTTGCCTGGTTGGTGTTCTCTGCATCGATCCAGTCTGCAGATCTGGCCACTGTAGAGATACGAACTTCGTCCAGGGTTGCCTTGTGGTACTCCGTATCGATACCAGATCCGATCGCGAGACCGGTCTGATCAGCATCCGGAGCGTCCGCAGTGGTGTCGTTGTTATAGCGAACCACCCCATCGATGTAGATGCGGCGGCTGGTTGTGCCGTTTGATACGAAGTGGAGCAGCGAGTACTTGTCGTCGTACGCTGTATAGCTTCCGTTGATGCGGCCGTTCCCTGCGAGATCTCCGAAGTCGAAGTATGCCTCTCCGGACCATGGTGCGTGCGCAGAGTTTCGTCTTCCGCCTCCGGTTGTGGTGTATCGGTAGACTGTGCGGTTCGCAGCATCATCGGCCGATGCGAAGTTGTTCCACATCTGGACCGTGATGGCGTTGTTTGCGTTCGGCCAGACTTGATCGGTGTCCTTCAGCTGGTCGTCGGTACCATCGAACACAATGCCCCGGCCGCCGAGTTTACCGGTGCCGAGTACTGGTGCTCCCGATGGTGTGAGGTGGTTGGCGTTTGCAGTACTGTCTTTGACTGCGCCTGCACCGTTCCCGCTTGGATCCTGCTGCATGTGGTATACCGCCTTGTAGCTGTTCGTCCACACGTTCTCCGCTCCGTAGGTAGCGTTGATCGCAGGCTCGCTCGCTCCAGCGTTGCCATAGTAGATATAGAAGTCCGTGTCGACGGTGTTCGAGATCGCTGGCGCCTTGAAGTGCATCTCCCCGGTGTCTGCACCAGAGTCGTATGCGACCACTTCCCGCGGGATCTCTGTCACTCCGTCCGCTGAAGTGACCCGGATGTCTGATCCGTCGGTCTTCACGTGCGTGTGGAAGTCGGCCGGAAGGGTAGAGAGGTCGACGTAGACGGGGAAGTCGGTGAGATCTGCATCCACTTGTGCTGCAGATACGGTCACTTTTACGCGGTAGGCCCAGCTCCCGGAGTACCAGGTTGATGCCGGTGCGTTGAATACGCCGCCGAGAATACGCCAGTCTCCACTTCCGCAGGTTGCATCCGCCTCCTCCGCTGCAGTCACGATCTTCTCCTCGTCCAGGAAGAAGCCGATCCCATCGATGTCGTCTCCAGTGAAGCCCGAACCGGCCACAATGCTCTGAAGATCCGCCTCTACGATCGCCACGATCACAGCCTCCGGTCCCGTTACTGCGAGCGATGCGGTAGTCGGTGCTGTTCCGTTGCCATCTGCTCCAGCTGAAGCTCCTCCTGGATCCGCAGATCCGAAGCCAGAGAACTCCCGGACGCTGATCATAAAGTACCCAGCTGTCCCGGATGTGAGCGCAGCGGTGACCACGTTCGATGCGTGGCCAGTGATGTCATAGGCATACCAGATCGCCAGGCGGTTGGTGTTGCCTGCTTCCATGTAGTCACTTCCGAGCTGCTGGTAGGTGTTGCCTGCAGTATCCGTCACTGTGATCGCGGTGTTGCTCTGTCGAGAGATGAGCGCCACCAACAAGTTGCCCGTGACGTGTGCCTGGGCATTTGTAGCGATGCTTCCTACAGCACCGACCGATCCCTTCTGTTGTCGTGATACTGGTGTGATCATGGTGCTAGTTGATAGATACGTACTGCGACCCAGCCTCCTGCATCGTAGTAGTCTGCAGCGTTGGCTGTGATGGTCCCGTTGAGCGTGAAGTCGGTGTCTGCAGCTGCAGCGCTTTCGGTGTCGAGCGTCTCCCAGGCAGCAGTGTCCTGGTTGTAGATCTGCAGCACGACCGATGCGGTCGATGGTGCAGTCACACTCTGGCCGTTCCACTGGACCGCGATGTTCTTCGTCGCATCGGTGTGCTTGGTTTTGTAGAGGTGTATCGAGTAGTCGCCGGTCGCCAGTGAGATGTTCACTCGGTCCGCATTATCGCTGGCCACTTGTGCTCGCTCTGCTGAAGTGTAGATCGTGGTGAGGTTGGCATCATCGGCCGGGAGTGATCCGTAGATCCCGCGGGAGTATATCTCCGTCGCGAGCTCGTATGCTGCGGTCTTTGTGAGCGATGCCTCCCTTCGTACGTCGTAGTCCATCCCCGCGGTGATGCTGAAGTACTGCCAGTCCATCACCATCTTCGCTGCCCAGGCATGTCGAGTCGTTGCTGCCGGTGTTGAAGCTGGCACTGTAGTGACCGAGATCGTATCAGCAGCATCGAAGACGTCGGTATTTGATGCGTCGGTTCCAGTGGTTCCAGTAGTAAGTGCCACCGATGCGCTACCGTTGGCGCTGTTTTTTCTGAAGCGTACGGTCCGAGAAGGTGTTCCTGCTCCTGGTGCGGTCGAGAGGTTCACTCGCAGGTTCTTCAGTGTGAAGCGTTCCGGCCCACAGATACCAGTACGGGCCGACTCCGTAGTGCTTGCGCCTACAGCTTGCTGATCTTCAGCGAACGAGAAAAGGGTGTTCGCAGTTGAAGGTCCGAGTATACCTCCCGCAAGGATCGACTCCCCATCGTTGTCTGGCTCGACTTCCACTCCCCATCGTTGGAAGCGTGCAGTCGATACTGCGACCGCACTCACGCATCCGATCGCGAGAAGATCACCTGGAGCGATGTCGATCGATAGTCCAGAGACCGAGAGGGTAGTACCAGATCCCGACGTGAAGGCCAGAGCAGAGCTCGCCTCCTGGACCCCGTTCTTGTAGATGTAGAACGTCATGGTCGCTGTTGCTGCAGGTGCTCCAGAGAGCGTCATGCGCCACGATCTGATCGTCCCATCGATCGAGCAGAGTGATTGCTGGCCAGTGATCGCAGTGGTCCATCCGTTTCCGTTGTAAAAAAGTGGAATATATTCTGTTGTGAGTACGTCTCCGGTACCGTTACCAGTACCACCCAGGAGCACGCAGCGCTTCGTTGCAGTAGGTACGAACATGCTCCGCCAGCTTGAGACGCTGTGGAGTGTTGGCGTACCTGTTGTGGTGTGTCTGATTGTGATGTCGTCACCGGCTGCGATCGCTAGATCTGCACCCGTATATTCTCCTTCTGTAGCTGTTCCGCTGATCGTGATGGCCATCGACTGTGCGGATCCGTTCTTCATCACTGTGAAGATCACACTGTTGCCCGTTCCTGGAGCTGTCGCGATCTTCACCTTGAAACCAGAGAGGACTCCAGCGATCGGGAACTTCACACGGCGCCATGACTCGGTTGATGCCCAGGTCGCGCTCGAGTTACCTCCGCCCACTATAGGCGCATATTCTGAAGCACCAGAAGTCGGTGCATCGTTGATGCCGCCGAGTAGGATCTGTCTGGTTGCTTTGTATGCCATATTTTTATGTGAGTTTGTACTGCACGAGATCGATGTCTTCCCGGTTACTCATGATCATACGGTCGTCCGGCAGTATGAAGGTGAAGTGGTGCTGCTTCCCTGCTTTGTATCCGAACACGATCACCCGGACGAAGTCCTTGAGGTAGTAGGGCTTCACGTTTTTATATTTGAAGATCAGCTTCATACCCTTGTCGATCGGGATGTAGATCTTCCTGGTCATGTCTTCCGGTTTATACACCACGAAGGCTTTGACCTTGCTCTGATCCACCTCTCCGATCTGGTGGAAGTATCCCGCAGCATCGAACTGGTGGAACTCGCTGCAGACTGGATCCACTGGGATCTGCTTCTTGCCCTTCTGGTGCACCTTCATCTGCTCGATCGTAGCCTCATCGATGTCTCCGCGCTCTCTCATGAGGCGCTCTCGCTCTACAATATCCCGATCGATCTCCTCATCCCTGGCCTGTCGTCGCACTTCAGCGTCGGCAATTTGTTCCTCTGTAGGGTGATAGATCACTCCCCAGACCCATCGCTCGAGTGGCACAGTCTCCTCCGTCACCTCCTGGGTGTCTGGGTTCGTTCTCTTAAAAATGAAGTTTTGTTGCATGGTGTGTTGATGTAAAAACTCCCTGCTGTGAGCAGAGAGTTTTCGCATTGAATTGCCTCCGCTCGAGCATTGAGTTGCTCTGTTAAATTGTCGTCGCGACTACTTTTTCTTTTTTGCCTTTTTGTCCCCGCGCTCGAGTGCCTTCTTCGACGCTCGACTGAAGCGTCCGTTCGTCATGGCGTCCTGGTGTTCGACCTCGCTCGGACGATGGCCTGTCACCGGTGAGATGTGGTTGATGTAGTCCTCATCCGTTTGGAAGACGTACCCACCTCTCGCTATATGCTTGCCTGCGAGCTCTCCTTCCTTGAAGTCGGCGACCATACCGATGCACCCCTTTGGAAGTTTGTCTCCTTTTCTTGGCATACTAGGCAGTCTCGTCGTACTGATAGTTCATCGTGGTCGATGCTCCAGCAGTATCCGCTCCGTTAGTGATAATCTGGTGCACAAAGTAGTCCGAGTACCCTGTGGCTGTGAGGTCGCCGGTGAGAGATCCCGCGATGCCGAGGTTCTGCGATGCTGGCTCTGAAGTTGGCATCGCCTGGTCGACGTTGGTGATCGAGGTCGCCACTGGTGTCGCGTAGGTCTTCTGCACATATCCGGATGTGCGCTGGTTTCCGACGTGAGTCGCTGCACCTCCGAGTGCTCCCGTACGCCATACCTTGAGGTTGTCGATCTTTGAAGATCCACCCATCGAGGTCACGTGGAAGCGCTGGTACTTCGCGAACGATCGATCGCCAGCCACGATCGGGTTGTCTACTGCTACGAGTTCCGCCGCATCGACGGATCCCATGTTCGAGTTGGCGATGTCATGCGTGATGGTCTCGCCTGCTCCGTTGCTTTCGCATATTTCTACTACTGCTGCCATGATAATGTGTTTTATTTTTTCGAGTAAAGGTTGACCTCGAGCGGTCATACCCGATGCCCACCTTGGTGAGCATCGGAGTGGCCGCTTTAGGCTGTTGCTACTTTGATCGTTGCGTAGACTACGCGCACGATGAGAGTACCGTCTCCAGTGACGAGTTCCGCGGTACCTGCATCGGAGATGCTGATCGCTTGGTTCTCGACAATTTCTGCAGATGTTCCCTCGCCGTCTACTGCGAACGTGATCTGGTCAGAGCTCTCCATGAGAGTCTGGTACTCCGCGTCTGTAAGAGCAGGGAGTCCGTTGATCGTGACCACGTGGTCAGTGTTCGCGAGTGTGTACGCTACGGTTCCGAACTTGTTGGTCAAAAGTGCAAAGAGCGGGACGTGAGCATATCCGGCGCCTGGTGCCTCGACGAGTTCCACTGGTGTGGCGTTGAGGGCCTTGAGCTGTGCGGATGTGATCTCTACCTCTCGGTACTTTAGGTTCAATTCTTTGTCCATGTTGTTGGATGTTAGAGGTGGATAATCCCAGGCGGTCGTCCCCGGGGACCTGTTAGAGATCCCCAGAGCGACCGTCCAGGTGCTACTGGTTAGTCACCAGTAACGAGGCGACGCATCGCTGTAGGAAGAGTGACCTTCATACCTACGCGCTGGATAGCGCGAAGTGCGATCATGTCTTGCTCCGCGAGGTTGATCACAGTCTCGCCATCCACGTCGGTGATGGTAGCTTGATCGAGAACCTTGAGTCGCACGTCAGACTTCTCTCCGTAGGCCACTCCGCGCTTGAAGTCTCCGAACATCATGATCGGAAGGTTCGGCGTTGCGGTTCCGAGAGTTTGCGCGTATGTAGGCGCAGCCTCTACGAGTTCCACTGGGTAACCGTTCAAAGTTCCGTATGCTTCAGATCCAGATCCGATCGGGTTGTACATATAGTCGCCCGTTCCGTCTGCGTTTTGTCGAAGTGTACGTACTTTAGAGAGAACTGTTCGGTGCATGAGGTACCGGCCGTTGACTCCGAGTGGAGTGTTGTCGGCAAGTGCCAGGATGTGCTCCGGACGAATATCTGCTCCGTCGTCGTTTGCAGTGAGTTCATCTGTAGGGATCGATGTATCGTTGAAGATACCAGTCCACACAGTGCCGTCTCCCACAAAGAACTGAAGGTCGACTTCTCGGTCGATAGCTTCTCGGATGAGTTGAGCCACGAGACCAGTGAGGTCGATGCCAGAGTCCTCTACGATTTCGTCAGTCATCGGTACGATCACTCCGAGCTTCTTGAGCGCGAGGGTGACAATACTGAAGCCTGGCTGTGAAGATCCGATCTTTTCTCCTTCGTCTACCCAGAAGGTAGAGAGAGTAGAACCGAGGGCAGTGATGCGTCGAGTGTTGCCTTGTGTGAGCAGGTTATATGCAAACAGTTGGCGAGCTCGTCCGTATCCTACAGACTCGAGTCGGATCACTTCGTTCGCGAGAGGTTCCGGGATCGTGTATCCAGCGTCCGCACCAGAGTCGTCTGATGTTGTATCGATCGCCTTCATCCCGAGAGCCTTCACTGTCTTCATGTCTCCCTGCATGAGGGCCACGATGAAGTTGCGAGTGATCTCGTCGTTCTCCTTGTTCTTTGTGGCGCTTTGTGCTCCGTTACCGTCCACGGCATCCTTGCGGATAGCTGCGACTCGTTCCTTCACACCGTCCACGAGAGACTTCGCGATTTCGTTGGCAGTTTCACTGATACGTTCGCGGGTCTCCTTGCTGATAATCGTCTTTAGTGAGTCGGCGTCGATGCCTTTTTCGCCATCTTCGTCGTCTTCACCTTCTTCTGGAGCGATGCTCTTGAACTGTGCCCGTAGGTCGTCGTTCAAAAGGTCCCAGTTTTTCTGGATCAATGACTTCGCTTCGTCGTTCTTTTCGACGTCTGCGGCAGACATTTCCAGAGCTTTACGTAGTGTAAGCATGTTGGTTTTTGTTGTTAGGTGATCACTTGCTTCCCTTTGCAAGGTTGCGGATCACGCGGTTAATTTCGTTGATGCTGTGCTTTCGTACTTTGCGATCCAGTGGCGCTGGAGTGGTTTCGACCTGTACCTTTGTATCCGCATCTTTTGACTCGTCCGCGATCAGCTCCTTCACTGCGAGCTCGATCTTCGTGGCCGGAGTCTTCGCGAGCACCTCGATCGCTTTCATCACAGCCTCGAGGTCCTTCTTGTCGCCGTCCATGACTGCGACTGCACCCTTCACTTCTTCATCGGATGGCTCTGCTACCGTTTCGGCTGCAGCAGCTTCCGGTTCTTTTACTTCTTCCACTGTCTTCACTTCAGCACCGAGTCCCTCGAAGCGCTTCTCTGATCGCTCCTGGATCTCTTTGCGTAGAGCATCCACGCCATCGAGTACTCGCTTCTCTACCCCTTTGGCCTTTAGAGTGTCCATCGCTTTCGATAGAGCCTCCGGGTTAGCTGGTACGTTTACGATCGAGAACTCATACAGCTCGTTCTCGAGGAGTGTGAGCATGTCGTTCGCTTCGTCATACATCCACTTCATGTTCATGAAGCCGACGGATCCTGCGTTGAGGAACTCCCCAGCACAGAGCTCGAAGGCGATCGCTGCTTGTGGGTTTTCTGCGTATGCAAACTTCACCCATCCCTGGAGTTTCCCGTCTACGATCGCGAGGTCCTCCATTTTACCGATAGGGAACTGGCTCTGGTCGTGACCCCATAGTACGACCGGGTTCTTGAGATAGTTCTCGAGCTTCCACCCCGCCTGGTCAATTACTTCACCGTGACGATCCACTGCGCCGGTCGAGAGAACGAAAAAGATCCGGAAGTTTTCGCGATCGATTTCTTTCGCCTTGAGCTGCTGTGGTGCTTTTTTTAGTTCCATGATGATTTTATTGTAGCATGGGGGTTTATTTGTAAAGGTCTCTTATTCACGAAAAGCGGGTGCCAGTACGCATCTGCAGTTGATCACTTCCTCCGGTGATCCGTTTGGATCTCCAGGGTACTGCAGTCCGTTGCTGAACTCCTCCTCGATGCCGACGACTTCTCCATCGAGATCCAGGTGCGAGTCTCGAGTCCGGCCGTCACCAGTCGAGATCCACTCTTTTGCGTTGGCCACGCCGCTCTGCTTGTAGCCTTCCTGGAAGCCGATGTTGTTGGCTGCCGTTGCTTCAGTGCGAGCGATCATCTCTGCCCGGTAGGTAGGGTACTCGCTGTAGATCTGGTTGACTCGTTCGGTGATGAGCGCGATGCCTTCTCCTTCAGCGAGTCCTGCAGCGATAGCCGATGCGAGCTTCTCCACTGTGGTGTGGTTGACCTCCTTGGCCATGATCTTCGCTCGTTCCTTCATCTGCTTCATGAGCGCCTCCGATACGTCGAAGGTCTCGGCTGGGTTTACTGCGTCGACTGCCTCCTCTCCAGCACTACGCATGAACTCCTCGATGAACGGGAAGGAGATCTCTGCGAGTAGCTTGTTTTCTTTTGGCGTATCGAACGCTCCCTGGAGTGCCTTGCTGCCGTCGAGCTTGAACTGTGTGATCGCTTCGATGCGTTGTCCCAGTTCCTTCAGCACGCGAGCCTTCTGCCCTTCTGCATACTTCTCGAGCTCTGGCTGGAAGCGCTTGCCCTTGGCATCGATCCCCTTCAGTACCACCTCGGCATATTTCTCTCGGTTCTCTGCCTTGATGTACTTCATCACTGTGCCCGTGCTCTCCTTGTGTGCATGGCTACTCTTTTTTTTTGGAGTGGTGAACTTGATCCCCTTGAGCTGGCCGGTCTCCTTCATCGTTTTGAAAAGCTCCTGGTATAGCTGCTCTTCCACTTCCTCCTTCTTTTCGAGGAACTTGTAGGCGCGAGTGTGGCCGCGGAAGGTTGTCTTCTGCTTGGTGCTGCGTCGAGCGAGTTGCTTCTTCCCGTTCTGTGGAAGTCCGCCGACTACTACCTGCGCGAGTGGCATGTAGAGTGACCATCCTCCGACCATAGGCTCGAGGCCACGGTCTTCACGTGCTTCGTTGATGAGGCGCACTCCGCTGCGGATCTCGATCTCATCGATCTCTGCTCGCTCCTTCTCGTTCTCCGGTAGGAAGCTGCGATCGTAGTCGATGTAGAAGTTGAGGCCGTACTCCTGGTATACGAGGTGCTCGTTCAATTTCTCACAGAGTCGCTTGATCTCCGGCTCGATAGTTTCGGCCAGGAAGATCTCCATGGCTGTCTTTGCGTTGGCTAGGTTCACGTCGTCGGTGATCGCCACGATCGGCTTCGGTACGCCGTAGGCCACGAGGATGTCGTCCCGGGTGAACTTCATGCTCTCGATGTAGTCCATCTCCCGCTGTGAGATAGAGACCTGCTGGTACTTGAGTCCTCCCTCGAGGATCGCACCCTTCCCGCTGTTTTGCTTGCCCTTGTGACGCTTGTCCCATGACTCTCGGATCTCCTCCTTCTGATCACTCGATACTTTGCCCGGTGTCTCGAGGATGAAGTCTGGCCGTGCGTTGTTCTTGAAGAAGTTCGCCTGGTACTCACTGGCGAATTGCTCGGTGTCTACACGTACACGTGCTGGCTGCAGCGGTGCAATACCACCGAAGTCGTCGATCGGTGAAGGGTAGGCGTCGTGGATGATGTCTTCCGGATCGAAAACAGTCCGGCCATCGGCTCGGTTGAACTCGTACCCCTTGATCAGTCGCGGGTCGTTCTTGTCGATGAGGATCCGCATGTAGTCTGGCCGTAGGTTCCAGAGCTCTACGACTTCACTGCCTGGTCCGTTGGCTCGTACCTTCAGCACAAAACTCTCCCCGGTGAGGAGTTTGTTAATCATGTACTTCTCGAAGAACTCGGTCTTCGTTTGGAACGGGTTCGGACGGTAGAGCAGATCCAGGGCTTCACTCACGAAGATCTCCTCCTTGTCTCCGCTAGTGTTTTTGATATTGAAAAGAGCGAAGTCGATGCTGGCGGTCTTTTGTGCGATCTTCTTGACGCAAGCAAACACGTAGAGGGACTTCCCGTACGTGTTGAGTGCTCTCGTCTTACTCATGTGGCCAGTGAGTCCACCCATGAAGTCGCGGAGAATATCTGGCCCTCCAGTGATGGTGGCGTAGTCGACAAACTTTTCGCGAAAACCTTCTGCGATCTTGCGTCCGATGTATTTGAGTGGGTTCATGTGCTTGTAAGTATATCAGCTGCTTATAAAAAGGTGATCGAGGGCTTGGGCATATTGAACTGCTGCAGTGCGATCGCTCTGGAGAAGACACGGTCGTCGTGCTTCCCACTCGGGTGCTCTGCTCGGTTCTTTTTATTATAGATCATGTTGCGTGCCTCTCCCTCCGCTTCTGTGTACGTTTCGATCAGTTCCTCCTTGCGGTATGCCTGCTCGAGGTCGGTGATCATGATCGGCCGACTGGTCCCGGTTGTCTCCCACTCGTTGAACATCACCTCGAGAGTGGTCGCTTCTTTTACCATGGCACCACCGATACCTTGCCCCTCGATCCCCAGGATGATGTCGAAGATCTCGCAGATCCTTGCCACCTTCAGCATGAACACGTCGATCGGTTCGTTGCTGCATAGCTCGAAGATCACCACGGCCCCTTTGTTTGGGTGTGCCGGGTGCAGCGGTTCGATCACACTGAAGCAGTGAGCGTCACCGGTGAGGGTTCCCTCTGCCGGGTCGAGTCCTCCGTAGAGCGTTTTCTTTTTGATGCCCTTGTCTTTGTTCCCGAGTAGGCGGTCCCGATCCTCTGCCTTCATCTTCTCCACGTGGTCCAGTGGGATCTTCAGCTGCGGCTTCACGGTGATCTTCTTGAATACCGAACGGCCAGCCTGCAGGAAGCAGCTCTCGTCGTCTTCTGGGTACTCCTGGAAGAATAGCTCCCCTTTGTCCCAGATCTTATACCGGCGCCACTTGATCTGCCCGGGTGTGAGGATGATGTTGTAGTCGTTGGCCACTCGAGCAAGCAGTTCGATCTCCTCATCGGTGAGCATCTGCGCGAACTCATCGTCCGGGATGTTGAACATATCCTGCACCGACTTCGAGAGTCCCTGCTTCTCCTCCTCCGTCATGTGGTCGCTGCTGTACTCCTTATCGATGAACCAGGGGATGAAGATGCAGGTGTATGGCGACAGTCCCCGCTTTGCCTTGTCCCAGAGATCATAGAAGTAGTCGCGGCCGTTTGGTGTGGTCTCGATGTCGATCTGGCCGTACTCTGCAGCCTCGGCCACTCCAGCCAGTGTCCCCTCTAGGTTCGGGTAGAACGCTGCCTCTGATAGGTGGGCCCGGTCGATGGTGTCTCCACGTCCGAACGCTACCTGGCCAGCTGTTCCCACGAAGAAGGTCGAGCCTCGCTTCGGGAACTTCATCATGCGCTTCGAGTCGATCGAGACTTCTGGCTTGATCTTCATGTTGTCGTGGTACGCCTTCACAGCTGCAAAGAGTCGCTCCGTTGACTCCTTCTCGTGCGAGATCACCACGGCGTTCGTCGTTCTCATGGCGCAGGTGACGTACTGGTCCCCATCGATCACCTTCGAGAGACCCTTCTGGCGTGCCTTCAGTACCAGGTTGCGGCGTGTCATGCGCTCCCAGTAGTAGGCTTGTGCCACGTTCATCACGAAGGGAACCACATCTCCGCGCTTGTTGCGGATCTTCAGCTTCGTCTCGATGAGCGCCTTCCGGAAGTCTTTACTCCTGGTGAGCGGGTTTTGTGTCGTGTTGTTTATTATCACCATGCTCTTTTGTTGGTTGTGGGTTCCCCTCCATGTAGGCCAGGATCTCGTCGATCTCATCCTCGAAGGTCTTGTCGTCGGTATGGTGCTCGAGGATCTTGCGTGCCTTGTACTTCTCGGTCACTCGCTCCAGGTACCATCGGATCGTTGGCCCGTCGCCGTTCTGCATGAGTCTCATGATCCCGTCCTCTGCCATCTCTACCCGCATGTGATCGATCTCCCGGACCTCTGCCTGGAACTCTGGATCTGTTTGCTTCCAGTTGTAAAAAGTGCGACGTCCGATCTGTGCCTTCTTGCACGCTTCTCCGATCGATCCCATCGATAGCTCGTACGCCAGTAGGAAGCGCTCCTTCGCGTCTCTGGTTCGTTCCTGCTCCTCCGGGGAAGTGTGTGCGAGTGAGATCACGAAGTCGGCCACTCGGTTCGCTGTCAGTGCGTTCTCGATCCAGTCTTCACCACCCGGTTCTTGTGCCATTTGTGCCGTTTCCGGTGAAAAAAAAGAGTCTGCAGGTACCACAGCATCCACCTCGGTCTCCCGGGTGTCCTTATCATTTGCTGCTGTTTGGTGTTGTTGCATGTGTGTGAGTGTAGTATATCGCCTCTGTCTCCCCTTCCCTACCGTGGTGTGTCTCTCTTTACCCCTCCCCCGGCTTATTTTGAGCCATATACCGGTGGGGTAGGGGAGTGGTCTGGCTTCTCGGGTTGCCGAGATTACTCCATACCTTTTTCTCCGTCCTCCCTCATCTTCTTCAGTATGGCCTTGATCTGTTCCTCTGGGAGCTTGAGGCTGGCGGCCAGTTGTTTGCGCATCCGGACTATACATCGTTTGCAGACCATCATGTTCACCGTCGACTTTTCTCCCCCTACTTTGATGGTCATGATCTGCATCGGGTAGAGTTCGTCGATGTCTACTGGTGCCAGTGGGCTCGCTCCCCATTTATGCACTGGGATCCCGTTGTGCATCGCGCAGTAGAACTCCTTGATGTGCGGCTTCTCCTTTTCTGCCGGAGATCCGTACTTCAGTGTTGCCTTACTCATAGCCCGAGATTGTCGAGCTTTTGCCGTTGGCTCTCTGTGATGTGCTCTCTCATCGGGTGCTTATCGTCGGAGATGATCCGGAGCATTTTATTTTGCGTGACAAAGAACTCGCACCCCTCCTCCCTGTTTGTGCACTCGTACACGATCACCTGGTCCTGTATCGGCTCGAGCTTGGATCCGCATCGTGGGCAGTTCCCGTCGAGTAGGTTCTGCCACTGCATAGCTAGTCTTTGTTTAGTGGCATGATGAGGGCCTGGAGTATCTGATCATCTCCTCCCTTGGCCGTGATCAGTATCGCTCTGCCCTTCTTTTCCGGGACCTTGATTTCTACATGGTGAGATAGATCTTTTGCCATTTTTAGCAGTTCGATGAGCCCTTCCACGTTTACCGATACAGTCCTACCTCTCCCATCGATTGCCTCCTGCAGCACCTCGCCATCGAAAAGCAGACTATTGCCCGGGACTTCTTTGGCCTCGGTGTTCTTTTTCGACCCCGTCTCTGCATCGTAGGTGGTCAAAGTTACTTCATCGGCCGATCTGTTGGTGATATATACGGCATCGGTACCGATGAGGTCCTTGTTCCACTTCGGCAGCTTTATATTTTTTACTACTTCCCGCGGCACCAGAACGTGAGAAGGGGAGATCTCGAGCGGATGCACAATATCGTGAAGTGCTCCTTCCTTCTTTGGGACTGTAACTTTTGCCAGTCTGAAGCCATCGGTGGCCATAGTGTACTCTGGAGTGAAGTCGACGGACGTATGCTCTGGAGTACCTGCTTTTGCAGCGACTCGTGCCACTGCCAGGTTGTGTTTGTTATATCGTACTTTCATAGATATTTATTTACTCACTTTGATAAAGATCCGCATCCCCCACAGCCAGAGCTTCCAGGGTACGTACTTCGGTTTCGGCTTCAGTAGGTTCCCGAGCTGCATCTTCACTTTGTCGGCCTCCTTCCGGACGTGCCGGTCGAAGATCCGCTTCGCCTTCCGTGCTACCTTCTGGCCAGAGTGAGCGTTCCCGACCGAGGACTCCATGAGCATCTTGCCCACTACCTCCTGCATCTCTCGAGCCATGGCCCGGCGGTTCATCTCATCACCCTCGAGGACTATGGCCTCCTGGAGCTCGTTGTATTTTGTTTGATATTTTTCTAGTTTCATATTTTCATGCGTCTATCCTCCCCAGTAAGTTCCACCACGTCGCACATCTCTACCAGCCGGGAAGCGATGCGATCCCCGAGTGCCTGGCCGATCTGCTCCAGGGATAGGTTCGAGGTGATCACCATCGGCCGCATCTGCATATAGCGGGTATTGATCAGTGTGTAGAGCTGCTCCAGGACCCAGCCGGTAGGGGACTCGGCGCCCAGATCGTCCAGGAAGATCACTCCCTCGGCACTGATCAGTGACTCCATGGCCCGGACTTTGTCGTAGTTCTGGCGGTCCATGTCTGCCCGGGTGCTCTGCAGCAGTTCTCCCGTGTTGTAAAAGATCCCCAGGCGGTAGGGGTTCTCGAGGTCGTATTGCTTCTTGAGCGCGAAGGCGATGTGCGTCTTGCCCACGCCTACTGCTCCGTGTATAAAAATGCCTTTTTTTGTTGACTTGATCTGCACAAACTTCTCCCGGATGGCTACCGGGACGTCGTTGAACTTCGCATCTGCGTATCTTGCTGGTATTGAGATCATATTTTCTGCCCCACTTGGGAGTATTTACCTACTGCTGCTGGTTGTTTGTTTGCTGCTGGCTTCTGGTTTCCCTTGAGAGGGAACAGACCGGTCCAGCCGTTCTGGATCGACGCGAGGATGATCTCCTTGTAGTCGGCCTGGTGCTTCTCCAGGAACGCGATCTGCTGCTTGATCGTGGACGGCGTGAGCTTCTTCTTGATCTCTCTCCGGTATGTGACCCACTCGTCCCAGATCTCCGGGTGCAGCCAGGCTGGTAATTCATCCTGGAAGATCTTCGCGGTCTCGGCCGGTCGTTCCGGTGCAGAAGGCTCGACCGCCTTCTTCACCTCCACCTGCAGCTTCCAGTGATGGCGTGCCAGTAGGGTGTATACGTTGTTGAGCCGCTTCCCGTTGGTAGGGTTGATCGACTCCTGCACCTCGATCATGTTGTAGCTCTGGAGCATCTTGATGCCCTTGGCTACAGTGTTGCGACTTTTGATCCCACACTTTTCTGCGATCGTGTCCATGCTTGGCCAGCAGTTCTGCAGCTCGTTGTCTGCGTGTCGCGAGAGCGCGATATAGACCAGCGTGGCGTTCGGTCCTATGACCTTGGCATACTCATCGAGGAGAACATTGTCGAGCCAGAACCACTCCTTCTGGCGACGATCCCGAACCTCGAAAAATGGCAGTTGCATAGGGGTTTCCATCTGTATATTTTATAAAAGATTTATAACTATGTCACTGTGTATACTGTGCATAAACTGTGGAGTCCCAGTCGTCTCGGCCGTCCCAGTCCGCCTCGTTTGGTAGCGGGATATAGAGGCCCAGTCCGCTGCCCAGGTGGAGACCATCGTCTTCAGTTGGCAGCGCTGCCCAGGGGATTACTTCATTGAACACGTAGTCGTAGTAGCGCTTGTCCCCGAGCTCCGTGGTAGAGAGTGTGCGCTCGTATCGTGAGACCGTACCATCTGCCAGCATCGCGCTCTCCTCCTCTCGCAGGAATAGATTTTTCAAAAACTCGTGCGCCTGGCCGTCGGCGATTGTCATGGCTCCGGCCACCATGCGCACCACGACTGCATGGTAGTACTTCTCGATCTGCCTGCTGCGCGGTTTCACTTTGCGCTTGATGATCAGCTGCAGGTTCTCCTTCATCTCGAGCGGTACTAGGTGCAGATCGAACGCTTCCCGGTCTTTGAAGACGACCTTCCCCTGTACGATGGTCACATCGAACGCGGGGTATATTGCCTTCTCTGGTTTTAAGTTGGCCATGGTCCGTATTTCTTATTGAGCGCGTCGCGCTTGGCTTTTAAGTTTGCACGATCGAAGCGTGCGAGATCTTCTTCAGTGGCACGGTTGAGCATGATCCAGTCGCAGCGCTCCTTCGTCTCTCCGACCATCTTGTCATGCAGTCGCTTCACTATGGGCAGGATGGCCCACTTCTCCTGCACCTGCTTCCCGGCGTATATCAGATTGTGGTGCCACTCGATCCGCTCCATGTTGAAGCGGTTCTCCGTCTTGATGCCCCGACCCGTGAGGCAGCACTTCTGGTAGAACGGGTCCTTCTCCATCTCCGCTCGGAGCTTGGGTGGTATTTTGGTCATAGCGTCGCTGGTTAGCTTTTAATGCAGCATAGAAGGCGATCAGATCTTCCGAGACGATCAGCTCCTTGCTTGGGTGTGGGTTGAGACGGTAGGCGTACCACTTCGATCCGGTGCGACCTTGCACCATTTTACGATCAAAGAGTCGCTCTCCGGTCCGGAAGTTGCGGTTCTCGCTGTAGAGTTTGCTGGCTCTGGCGCTGCACTCGTGTGATACGAAGCCCCAGATCCCCAGCTCTTTGCAGTAAGTCTCGCCCATGAAGTTGAAGACGTCGATATATGCGAGAGGGTCCTCCTTGTGTTTTTTATAAAGAAGATAGAAGACTGTCTCCCGTTGCGTCATTTTACGCCGATTTTTTCTTGTTCTCATGGTGTTGATGGTTTACCTTCTCCAGGAACTCCTGGATCATTTTGAGGCAGTGATGGTCGCAGTAGCACTCGTCGAAGTAGACGACGTACTTCCGCCATCCTCCGTACCACTTGATCAGTGCGAAGGGTTTTTTCTCTCTGTCCAGGATGTACCACCTTCGCGTCTTTGCGAGCGGTGGTAGTTCCTGGAAGGTGATGTATTTCTCTGCTGGGTTCATACCTCGACCGGCGTACCGGATGCTCCTGCATAGCCAGAGATCTGAAGGACGTCTGGATGCACTTCTGTGGTTCTGATCAGTCGCTCGAGTGACTCCTTCATCTCGGCGTCTACAGTGGCCAGTGCTTCTTTTGCACTCTCCGCTTCGATCCGCCGTATCGCTTTTACATTTGAGAACGTCTCCACGTGGAAGGTTTTCATGTTTTACTTGTCGCCTTTACGCCAGGCCCTCTCTGCCTTGCACGGATAATTGTGGCAGTAGAACCGGTTCCCTCTGCGACTGCGTCTCCAGTAGTGCAGTCCCAGGAAGCATAGAAGGTTCTGGATCATACGCCGAGCTCTCTGAAGCGCTTGTCTGCTTCGACCACATCCGGGTGCATAGCGAAGGCCATGTCGTTGATCGATGTGAGATGCAGACCGGCCAGTGATCGTACGCGACTGATCGCCACATATCCCTGTCCGAACTCGAACGTCCCGCCGAGGTCGACCTCTGCCGCATCGAGCGACATCCCCTGCGATTTGTGTACTGTGATCGCCCACGCCAGGCGCAGTGGTAGCTGCGTGATGCGAGCGATGGTTCCCTGCTTTCGTGTACTCCACTCCCACTCTGCAGCATCGACCAGGATGGTCTTGCCTTCGAGTGTTTTGATCACGGGACGGCCGCCACTGAAGCGCTCCACCTTCCCGATCGTACCGTTCACGTATCCGGCCTTGAAGTTGTTCCGGGTGAACATCACCACAGCGCCTTCCTTCAGCACGAGCTTCTCCGGTGAGAGGCACTGCTTTTTCAGCGTCTCGATCCGCTTCGGATCTCCGGACTCACTCATCCAGAAGATCTCCTCCTTCCCCTTCAGCTCTGCGAGCTTTTGGTTGTTGAGTCGATCGACGTCGAGGTTGTGAGTGAACAGTTTCGTCTCCGGTGGTTTCGTCATTGTGCACTCCCCGAGTCGATCCTTGTGCTCCTGGGTGACTGTACCGTCACGCATCGCCTTGAGGATCCCCAGGAACTCTGCATCGCTTTGCCGGTGTTGTTCGGTGAGGTAGCAGATCTGCAGATCAGCATCGTGCCATGAGGCCGACTCGAACGCGAAGAACTTTTTCTCCTCTCCCTTCGATACCGGTGGCAGCTGGAAGAAGTCACCCACGAAGACGACCTGCACTCCTCCGAACGGTAGGTTCATCTGTGGATGCACTGCTCGAAGGATCCCATCGATGTCGTCGATGATCACCGAGTCGAGCATAGAGATCTCGTCGATGATGAGAGTCTCCACTGGCTGCATTTTCTCCACCAGCCAGGTGTTGTGGCCGATACCGTCCAGATCCTTCTGTGAGAGCCCTCTACGGATCCCCAGGCCACTCCAGGAGTGGATGGTCATGCCGTTGATATGTGACGCAGCGATACCAGTGGAAGCGGTGATCGCGTAGTCTTTTTTCTGCTCCTTGAGCCACTTCACATACTGCTCGATCGTGTAGGACTTTCCTGCACCCGGCTCCCCTGTGAGGAAGACGTTCGCCCCAGTTTTGAGGATTTCTAGTGCTGTTTCTTGTTTCATAATTTATTGTTTAATGTGTCCGAGGATGTGAGCGATCACGTCGGCGTTGAAGGCGTTGCCTGCAGCTCCGAACCGTTTCCCATCTGCTACGATTTCAATTTTTTCATCGTACCCTTGTGCGGTGTAGTGATCCGGGATCCCCTGCAGCCGTTCGCACTCTACTGGTGTGAGCTTGCGCACCCTGCCTTCAGTGAAGACGGTGATGTTCCCGGTCGTCATGAGTGTCTTCACTTTTTTGCCTACTCGACCCCTGCGGGTTTTTGAAGTAGGGAAGGATATATCGATTGCATCACCTTCCACTGCTATGGCATAGCCTCGCTTCGTTGCTTCCTTGATGTGAAGCGTACCTCCTGGTGCGTAGTATTCTGTCTTTACTCCCTTGAGTCGCTTCTTTCCTTCGACCTTCAGCACGATCCTGTCGAGTGCCTGGTCAGTCACGAAGTACTTCTCCGGTACATTTTTTTCAAGGATGTCTTTGACGATGATCCCGCGGTCAGTCGGTTGCTGTACTCCTGGTATGTTGGTCCAGAAAAGTCGACGACGTATCTGTGCAGAGACCAGGGCAGCGTCAATCATAATCGGCTCGACTCCCATCACTTTCGTGATTTCATCTCGTGCCTCTTTTGGCATCGATGCCACGTTCTCGAGGATGAAGTACTTCGGCTTCAGTTGTTTCACCAGCCGAGCGTACTCATAGAAAAGTCCAGAGCGTGATCCCTTCAGTCCCTCCCTTCCAGTTTTTGCAATAGAGAGGTCCTGGCAAGGACTTCCTCCGATAATGAGGTCTATATCTCCCCCTGCGATTTTGGTGACGTTCTTGCCGGTCAATTTTGTGACGTCACCGACGTGCACTGCATCTGGCCAGTTGCGAGCGACAATGCTCGAGGGCACTCGTTCGATTTCTGAAGCCAGATATTTTTCGACCTGGATGCCTGCTTTTTGCAGAGCTACTCGTGCACATCCGATACCATCGAACAGTGAGAGCACTTTGATTTTGTTTTTTGTGGCCATGCCATCGGTTATTCTTTAATTGTTAAAACTTCAGCGATCGAGTGATCAATTTCTCCGATCATCCCGACCAGTCCTGGTCCTTCCGTGTCGTCTTCAGTAAGTGGACCACTCTGCGCCTGGCGTGCCCGATGAATTGCTTCATGGCGTAGCCTGTAGAGTTCGTCCAGTACTTTGTGTTTGAAGGTTTTTTTCATAACTATGTGAGCATCTCCATCCTGCATCGTTCGTTGATCTCCTTCCAGACTCGATCCATGTCTGCCATCTCGGTGAGAACTTGCTGCATGGTACGTCGTGTCTTGAAGCGTTGGATCTCTCCGGTGAAGACTACCGTGGTGCCATCATGCGGTGAGATCTCTGTCACTGCCCACACGAGCTCGATGTCCTCCGGGATCTTCTTCGCTTGGAGGTAGCACATCACTGTGTAGAAAAGGATCTGCTTGTCTTCGTCCACCTTCCGCTGCGTCCAGGCTGGCTTCCCATCTGGTGAGTAGCGCCCGGTCTTGTACTCGATGAAGGCGGTGTGGTCTTCCTTTCGACTGTCCATCCGACCGTGCAGTGGTACTGGCATTTTTTTGTCTAGCTTCAGCAGTACGTTGCTCGGTTGATCCCGGACCTCGAACTTCGGCAGCAGCTCCAGTACTGCGTCGAAGTCCACGTCTCCGGTCTCGGTATCGAACTCGAGGGCCTCTGCTGCTCGGTTCCCGAACTTCGTCTCCGGAGTGGAGAACTTTGCACCGTTGTAGAGATACTGCTCTACATACCGGTCTGGGTTCTCCTTCCAGAGCTTCTTCTGGGAGTACGAGAGGTATGGCCGCGGGGTCATTTCTTGATCGCTGCCACAGCTTCAGAGATGAGTGCATCGAGCTCCTTCTTCATCTCCTTGCTGTATTTTTCTGATGCCTGGATCTTCTTGCGCATCTCCTCGAGTTGGCCGACGTCGTCGGTGTTCATGATCGACTCCTTCACTCGCTCGAACATGATCGGAGTGACGTACTTCGCCGGTGCCGGTTGCTTTGGCTTCGTCTCATTGCCATCTGCAGCTGGTGGAACAGTGTCTTCAGCGTCCGCTGTGAACCTGCTCGAGCTGTTTGTTGCTTCGAGAATTGCACCGACATACGATCGCTTCTGCGCCATCTTCATGATGGTGTTCTCTACATCATAGAAGTCTGGCTTCTCGACCACGTACACTTTGTACTTTGTGTTGTTGCGTCCCATGCGCTCCTCGAGGCGGCCGGTTGCCTTCTGCTCCTCGGTTGCTTGGTTTTCGTACACCGTCTGGATCCGGTACTTCTTCTCGTGAGAGTTGCAGGTACCCTCACACGTTGCGACCAGCTGGCCGTTCTTGTTGAAGACACTGGTGCGGTAGGTGTAGCGGATGAACTTGCCACCCTCGTGCACCTCCTTCAGCACGCAGTCCTTCTTGTGCCGTAGGAAGAATAGCTTCTCGAGCTTTTCTGCCCCTGGCTTGAACAGCGAGGGCTTGTCGACTCCAGGGATCACACCGTAGTCGGTCCCGTTCTTCAGCACTCGATCGACAAATGCGTCGTAGTTGGTGAGGAAGGTCTCGTACTCGGTGATCTGCGCCTGGTTCGGCAGCGTGTAGGCTGCCATGATCGGCGTATCGATCACCTCCATCTTCGGGGTCTCCGTTTCGTCTTCGATCACAATGGCCGGTACTACCTCGACCGCTGCGTTGCCGGTTGGCTTCTTGGTTTCTTTTTCCATACTAGCGTGCGCGTGAGTCCATCTGTGGCTTCTCGAAAACTTCGACGCCTGGGATGGCTACCCCAGCGAGTGCGACCTTGCGGATCTTCGCAGTGTCGAGCTCGCGTGGCTTGTAATACTCCTCCGGGATGAGTGCTTCGTTGATGATGCGGTAGTCCTTCACCATCTTCATCGAGAGCGTTGACTTTTCAGTCTTCGATACTCGCTGCGCTTCTGGGATCGCTGCGATCTTCTTCGCTGCAGTCTCCGGCTTCTGGTATCCGGACTCTACCTTCGCTGCTTCTTTTGCTGCAGCTTCATCGGTTCGCTTCTTCTCTGCGAGCATGTAGTCTTGAGCCTTCCCCTTGAGGAACGCCTCGATCTCTGCACAGCGTCGGATGATCGGATCGAACGTCGACTTCGCGTGCTCGATGATCGCCTTGGCTGGTTCGATGTACTTATCTCGGACGGCGGTCACATCCTTCGATGCTTGCTTCACTGCTGCGATGTGTTCTGCGACTGCGTTGAGCTCCTCGGGAGTGGTGACTTTGATGGCCTCCATCTGATCCTTGAGCTTGGTGATCCGGACGTCGGTCGCTTGGACCTCTGCTGCCGGGATCACTTCTTTGGTGACTGTGTTCATGGGGAATTATATTTATTTTTTACTGGTGGTTGTTAATCTTTCGGGAACGCCTTGAGTGGCGAGCTCTCCTCCCAACACTTGCCCCGTTTGCAGATGTGGTAGGAGATCTTGTCACCATCGACGAGTGCGAGCACGAGCCCTCCCTTTTGCGTTTCCTCGGCACTAGGAAGGCCGCCCTCGATCACTTTGACCGGGTACTTTGCCTCCACGAGTAAGTCGTAGGCTACGCCTGGGATGTTCTTCACCTCCTTGACGGAGAAGCCGAACTGCCAGAGCTTTCGCTTCACTTGTTCGATTGATCGTTCCATGCCTTATATTATAAATGATTTATAGTTTTGCACAATATCGTGTGCTGTGTATAACCAAAAAAAGAGACCGTGGTGGACGGTCTCCGATTTTTTATTGATGCCGCTGCGGACTTCTGCCCCAGATCCCCGGAGCGGGGAAGGGAAGCTGCAGCTGTTGTTCCTGGACCGGTTGCTTCGGCCGCGTTGCCTTCCACTTGCAGTTCTGGTCGCAATAGCAGTCGAAGGTTCCCTCTCCCTGCTCGAGTTCCGCTCCGCACTCATGGTTCCGACACTTGCGCATGTTGACCTCCTTCGGTTGGTTGTGTACGCCCTTGGATATTTTATCACTCCCACGGTACCGGATCGGGTGCGGCCATCGCTTGAAGTGTGCGGAACTCTGCCGGGAACTTTGCGACGAGCTCGCGGATCTTCGCTGGCATCTCTGCAGCTTCTTCCGGAGTGAACGGTCGCATGAACTCGTCGATCTTCCGCATTTTGTCTTTGTTGATGCTCTGCACGTGCGCGTCTACATCATCATCCCCGCGTGCCATATAGTAGACCACCTCCATCTCGTTCTTCTGCTCTGGCCGGTCCATGCGGTTCTCCGCCTGGAGGTTGTTACCTGGGACGAAGTTCATGTCGATCATGAGCGTGAGAGATGCCTCGGCTGCGTTGCCTCCCTTCGCGTGCGATGCGATCCGGCCGACGAGCACCTGCTCCGTGCCGGTCTTCCACTCTGCGATGTCGTCGAAGGTCTTGAAGCTGATCCCTGCTGCAGCGAGTTCTTCCTGCAGTATGCGATCGGTCTCGATGAACATCGTGAAGATGATGATCCGCTGATCGCCATACTTCCCGGCCATGATGTCGGCGACTGCCTGGCGTGCCTTCCACTTCGAGTTCACCTGGTAGACCTGGCCGTTCTCGATGAGGTTGCGCAGCTCCGTGATGTTGTCGAGGTTGAGCTTGCGCTCTGCTGCAGTGACGAGGTACTGGTCCCATGCGGTTGCATACTCGTGCTGCCACTCCGGTGACTTCTCTACCCACTCGATCCGCCTGGTTTTCTTTTTGAAGATCCCGCCGGTGTCTGCCTTTCGTTGGAACATGAAGCGGTCCTGGATCAGCCATCGCAGCTCCCGGACGTTGTTCGATCCTTTCGCCCACCACTGTGTGTACTTCCAGGCATACCTGCGGAGTCGGCCGAACAGATCCTTGTACTCGTATCCGTCCGGCAGTTTTCTGATCAGCTTGAGGAAGCCACCAGCGAAGATCCTCTCGAACGCTTCCTGCGCAGCCTTCGTACCATCACCGGCAAGCGGATGGCCGAGCAGCAGCAGTGGAGCATAGAGCTCCGCGGCGCCGTTCATCATCGGGGTACCAGAGAGCATCACCACATAGTTCATCTTCCTGGCGATCTTCAGCATGGCCTTGAAGCGTATCGATGTGCGAGTCTTTGCGATCGTAGCCTCGTCTATGATCATGGCATCGAAGCACTCGAGCTCCTTGTCGGTGATCTTCTGCAGTCCTTCCGGGTTGATCCCACACACGAAGCGAACGTCGCCTGGTCCTGGAACCTTCTCATCCCGGAGCGACCGGTAGAAAAGATCCGCACCGAAGTGCTCCTCGATCTCCTTCCGGAAGTTTTGACTGTTCACGATCTCGTTCTTCTCCGCTACCAGTAAGACGTGCCGGTGTGCTGCAGATCGAGCTCCAGCGATCCCGGTGATCGTTTTACCCATACCCATATCAAAAGCCAGGTATACCTTCCTGGCTTTTTCTACGAAGGCTATGCCCTCGGTTTGATAGTTGAAGAATTGCATGGGGTTTTTGTGGTGAAGGTCACGAGCACCGGGTAGTAGTTGCCGTGCTTGAACACATAGCAGTACTTCCCATACTCGACTCTCTCGTCACCTTTGTGCTGCGTGGTGAACGTGTACGCGATCTCTGCTTTTTTGTAGAGCCACGAGTGCAGTCCGTCTTTGCCCCAGTCTGATCTCGAAGTGAGAAGACTGGCGCGATCGATGGCGTGCCCCGAGATCTCCACGTTGCCTCCTGGAGTAGATCCTCTACGCTCTAGCTCCGACTCGGCCATCTCTTTCATGTGTCCCTTCTTTTCGTTGGCGAGCCAGCGAAGATAGGGGAGCGGCAAGCGTGTCCACCTCTGCCCCTTGTGAGGCCCGATGGTGATCAGCTTGTTGTGGGTGTCGATCATTTTTTGCCACCCTTCCACCACGGAACGGCTTTTTCTGGCTCGTTTGCTGATACTACAGCTTCGCCTACGGTTCCAGCGTCTTGTTTGGCTTGCTGCGCTGCCCCAGGCGTAGAGTTCTCTGGAGTTTCGACCTTTGTACCGAGTTCGTCTTTTTCGACGCTCTCCGTGTCATTTTGGGCCTCGTCGACTTTGACGATCGTCCCATTTTCGAGCAGATCCTTGAAGATCACACCGGTGCCGAGGTCCTCCTTCGAGATCACCTCTCCAGCCTTGCGATCACTCCAGTCTGCTGTGAACTGGTAGATCTCCGGCTTCTCGTCGAAGATGTCATGCCCGAAGCCTGCGTTCCGCAGCGCATCGTAGAGTGGTGGAAGCAGTTGCTCCTGGGCCACTCGCAGTTCGTCGTCGCTGATATAGTCGGCAGCCAGGTACCGGTTGAGCTGATCAGTGAGGACGTCCAGCTCTGCGTTGCGCACGCCTTTCATCGTGTTCATCTCTACCTTCTGCGGTCCCTCTCCGAGCGACCATCCTGGTCCTTGCTTGTGTCCGCGGTTGATCATCTCTGCCACTTGGCGAAGGGTATCCATCGCACCTCCTGGACGCTCTACTTCTGCGTCGACTTTAATGTTGAGCATTATGTTTTTTGATTTAATTTTTTTATAAACTACCAGCTCTTGATCTTCTTCCCATCGCCATCCTGGAAGCTGCCGACTAGGATGGTGATCAGATCGATCAAGGCCCAGATGCTCGACACGATCAGACCCACGAACGTGATCGCAAGGATGAGCATGACGATGCCGGTCCCGACCTTCCCTACATAGAACCGATGGATCCCGATCGCTCCCAAAAAGAGAGCGAGAAGGAGAGCGGCCAGTCTTGATTTGTTTGATGTCATAATTTTATTTTAGAACGGTATATCCTCTGGGTTGATCTCTCCTGGATCTTCTTCGGTCGCTGCGCCTGTGCTGCCTCCGCCTCCGTTGCTGCTTGGGTTGCCTGTAGGCTTCGGCCCGAACTGGAACTTCTCGCAGATGATCTCGGTGCGGTAGTGCTTGACTCCGTCCTTCTCCCAGCTCTGCGTCTGCAGTCTTCCCTCGATGTAGAGGAGCTGGCCCTTCGTCACGTATGACTTGAGCGTCTCTGCATCTTTGCCGAACGCCACGATGTTGTGGAACTCGACGTCCTCCTGCCGCTTCCCGTCCCGGTCGGTATAGATCCGGTTCGTTGCCATCGAGAAGTTGGTGATGTTCATCCCCGACGGTGTCGTCTTCAGCTCTGGATCCCTCGTCACTCGTCCGATCACCTGCGCTTTATTGAGATACATGAGTTGCTTGCATTAGAGACTCCGGTGTGAAGTACATCTCGATCCGGATCTCCTCCGTGAGCGCGATGTAGGTCTGCCTGTCTTTGCCGATAAACTTCACCGTCTGCTTCCCGTTCTTCGTCACTCCGTACTCGAGGACCTCCTCTACTGCTGCGGTCCCCATCGCTGCATCGAACAGTGCGATCTTCTGGCACTGTGATTTGTCTATTGTGAGCATTTTATATTTTACTGATTGTTGAGTGAATAATTTTTTCGACCTCTAGGCGTTTGGGCAGTCCCTCGTCCCGATCGGTGCCATGTGTGGCTCTCCCGGGTAGACGTACTCCATGGTCATGATCTCCTGGTGCTCGCCGTTGATGCCTCCGCAGAACTCGCACTCTTTGGTGTCGATCTCGGTGGCTTGTGTTGCTTGTAGCATAAAAAGTTGTTATTTCCAGTAATACCTCGACCTCGTTATATTATAAATGTTTTATAACTTTTGCAAAGATGCCAGGCTGTGCATATCCACTGGATATACCCATGCACAAAATATGCGCATGGGGTTGCCATGCTCGTTTCGTGAGCATAGTCCATGCACACCAGATGAGCAGTAACTATACTTATATAAAAAAACCCAGATAGTAGGGAAGCAGGCACGAAAAAAGCCACCGGTTAAAGGTGGCCTTTTCTGTGCAATACCCCATGCGCATCGCACGGGTGTAAGTATACCTTATCGTTTGCGAGGTGCTGCCTTCTTCGCTGTGGCTTTCTTTGCCACTGCCTTCTTTGCGGCTACCTTCCGCGGCGCTGCGACTTTTGCCGGAGCTTTTACTGCAGCGGAGTCGTTGCGTTGCAAAATACGGAACTCTGAAGCAGTCACGGTCTTGCCGAGCTTGTCCTTCATCGATGGGTACTGTGCGACGTCTGCCGCGCTGATTGTTTTATATGCCATGGTTGGGGATTTATTGCTGGTAATGTTTCAAGTGTATCACTTCCCGGAAGGTGGTCGTCCGAGTTTCCGCACACAGTCCGGGAACTCTCTCTCCCACACCACGCGGGGATCGTCCATCATGTGCATGACCATCGTGCGCTGCGCTTCCGGATCGTAGAGTTCTACATCACCGAGTGCGTAGCGAAGGCGATACATCTCGAAGGTCGTATCTTTGAACTGAAGGAGACCATGCGAAGCGGTGCCATCCTTGTCGATCGGGTTGATCGCGTGAGGGTTGCCTCCCGACTCGCAGCTCTCGAGTGCGTCCAGCCAGATCTCTCGATCTGCTATCGGCTCCACTGCTCTCTTTACCTGCAGCGGTTTCTCGAGCGGCTCCGCCTCGAAGACGATCGGGGTGTATACCGGGATCTGTATCGGGGGAAGATCTTCTTCTGAAGCAGCGGTCGGCCACATGAGCGCGACGGCTACTGCTGCGAAAAGTATTTTCATAGTGCTGCCGGTTACGCTCCGGCGGAACTCATGGCGGTGCTAGTAGAGATCGAGACCACTCTGGCTGCGTGTGGCAGCTGCTCCGTAGTCGGAGCGGTAGCGTTCGATCATCCGCTGGTTGAGTATTGACTTCCAGATCTCTGCGACCAGAAGCCCTACGATGGCCACTACCGATGCTGGGATGCCAGCATGGGAGAGCCATCCGTAGAGATCCTGGACGAAGGTCGCCCACTCTGGCGTGAAGATCACGACCGCGAGGGCAGTGATCACGAGAGAGGTGGCGGAGATGAGGAAGGACTTGAAGCGTTTCATCATAGGGTTGTTGTCGCTAGGACTGATAAAGTCGACCTCTACCATTGTATCACTGGCCGCCTGTACAATTTCTCCGAAACGTGCCTTGTCGATCTTCCCTTCCTTGAACTCCTGGATCGAGTAGCCTGCAGTGAACTGGAAGTGCGGACGGTCCACAAAGTTCTCCCACTTCCCTCCCCACTCGAGCCCTAAAACTTCCGCTATTTCGCCAGCCATGTCCCAGGGTCCCTCGTACGTGATGCCAGATCCGCTTCTGAAGGCGATGTCGAAGGCGACGCGGTGGTTGTGGAAGCTATCCCCACCCTTTGCGTTGGTGACGATCGGCCCGGGTGTAGTGCGACCCTTGGCGTAGAGTGCGTCCTGCTCTGCGTACGATCGGTACTCGTCGGTCACCATGATCGGATGGCCGACTGCAGCCATGATCCCTACAAAGAGATCCCGCAGCTGCGCTACCTTCGGATAGAGCTCTACACTATTTTTTTTTTGCGCGTTGAGTGACGCGCGAGTTTTTGATCCTAGTCTTCCGTATCCGGTAGTTGATGGCGTCCCGCTCGAGGCGATCCCTTTCGTCTTCTGGTATCGCTGCACAGCGTCTTCAGTAAGTGGTCCGAAGTTCACATCGAAGGCGTCACTCTGGAAGCACATCTTCTGATCGAAGGCCACCTCTGTCGAGAGTCGCTTCTGTAGCTGCAGCACGTCCTGGCCACTCATACCTCGCTCGAGGTCACGGGTGAAAATGAACTGCGTCTCCTTGGCTTCCTGCAGGATCTCGTTCGGGATGTCGGTGTAGGCCATGATGTCGTGGATCTTGCCCTCGTACTCATCGAAGTAGAACCATCCGTTCCCTTTGTCTCCCCAGTTTTTGCCCCATGAGTTGCGGAAGAAGATCTTCACGCGCTCCTTTTTGACCTCGAAGCCGTAGAGGATGATGCGATGGCGGCCGCTGTATGGTGTTGGCTTCACTGGTAGCTTGCCCCATGCACCTACTTCGAGCGTGGCGTTGACCACTCCGTTCTGGTAGATCGCCTGCATGATGTCTTGAGCGGTTGCTGCGACGAAGGCATAGCCACCGGTGCGTCGGAGATATGCGTCCTTTTTGATCGCTGGCGTGACCTTCACATCGATATAGACTGCGTGCGCGAGATCATTATCGTCACCGATCAGATCTTCACGTGGCGCTCCTTGCTCCGACAATACCTTCGCAGCTACACGTGGGTAGGTTCCCTCGCTCTGAAGGCCATCCAGGAGCTTGCAGATGGCATAAACGAAACGCTTCGAGACCCGCGTGAGTACGCCGGTCTCTTTACGATCAAAGTATTCGACTGCCTTGCCTTCAGCTTGGCCGACGCATGATCCGTTGCGCTTCTGATCCTCTACCGGGAACTCCGAGAGATCTGTCTGGTATTTGCTTGGTAGCTTCACCGGCGCCTGCACGAGTGCGAGCGGGATGTCACGGTTGTCTGGCGGGTTGAGTACCGCTCCGAGTGCGTATTCTTTTTTGTGCATGGTGTTGAGTTGGTTATTTTTTGTCGGCAGTCTTGTGGTCCAGGACCTCGAGGTGCCTGCTTAATAATTCGATGAGCCTGGTCATGTTTGTGACGGTATCCTGGACGCTTTTCGCCAGAGTGGTCACAGTGTCGTGGGTGCTTTGCGTCACTTTGATCGACTCGAGCATCTGTCTGTAGAACTGCTGCGTCGCATCATCGCGTCCCTGCAGCACCTTCACGAGCGTCTGGTTCTCTTTTTCTAGGTGTTGCATTTTGGTAGTGATCACTTTGATGTCGGCTGCCTGCTGGTTCACTTTTTTCTCGAGCTCGTCGACGGTCTTCTTGAGTAGATCGATGAGTCGATCCTCACTCTGGTCTCCATCCTTTCGCCGGTCCCGGACGTTTTTGTCCCAGAGCCCATATACAGCCACAGCCCCGCCTACTACTAGCGTGACTATGATGATGATGGTGCCTGTTTGTTGTAAAAGTTCCATACGATTTTTAGAAGTGTTCTACTACGATGATGATACCCTCTCCTCCTGCCACTCCGTTCATGGCACTCGGTTGACTGTCCTGTCCGACGATCGCTCCACCGTATCCGTAGCCCTTTGGCATCGGTCCGGTGTAGTCTCGGTCGTTTCCACTTTGTTGGCTGCCTCCTTGTGTTACCGAGAGAAAAGCCGCTGCAGAGCATGGCAGGAACCATCCAGCTGTGGCGCTGCCGTCGTCGTTGTTTGCTGCGACGGATGAGTCTGCTCCGTTGAGAGAAAAGTATCCAGGGGTCGGTACTGTTCCTCCCGATACTGCTCCACCGTTTTGTGCGCTTCCTGCTCCTCCGTTTGCCACCAGGTGAGCTCCGAAGGAACTGTTCCCTCCTGCAGTACCAGATGTCGGACTTGCGCTTCCTCCTGGACCTGCTTTTCCTGGGATCACAATTTCGTAGGCCCCGAGATCTTCTGCTGCGATGATGCCCTTGGTATACCCACCGGCCGCACCACTAGCTGCGAAGCCGTTCGATCCTCGGCCAGATCCTCCACCTGCTGCTTGCACTTCGACTTCCACATATCGAACTCCTGGCGATGGGATGTATGCGTAGTTGATCGCACCAGTGCCGAGCGTCTTGTCATTTTCTGCGACTCCGGATGCGTTGGTGACCTCGAAGTAGTTGGCTCCGGATCCTGTTACGACGAAGGCGCCCTTGTTGTTTGCGTTGAAGTTCTGGCCGTTGATGTAAAGATGGCGCCCGATCGGTACGGTCGTCGCACTGATCAGTGGATCGGTACCAGTACCGTCCCAGGTATAACGAAAAGTAGACCCGGCAGGGTTGGTGATGTCGAAGCGTGTGGTGCTAGTACCGAAGACTGTCGTCTGGTCGTACTTGATCACGTTCGGAGTTGTGAAGGGGATGAAGTCTGGAGATAGTTTTCCAGTATCTTCGAGTCGTGGTACTCGATCTTCATCGTTGGCTGGCGTGACGTCACGCTCCGATGCTTTGATGAAGTCGCCCTCTCTTATTTTTTGCCCTGCTCTTAAAGTCATGGTGTGTATTCGTTACCTGCGTTGATAATGTACTCGACCAGCGTGTCCTCGTTGCTGGCTTTTGTGTGTGCCGGTGAGATGATCGAACGGCAGAAGATCTGCGTATTGCAGAAAAGTCCGAACTCGTTGTATGTGCCGTTCGCGAGCTCGTCGTTTGTCATGAACCACTCGGTCGTGAGTATATCGACGGCAGTGAAGTCGACCGTGGCTCGTGGGATGTTCGAGAGTACCGGCGTCTCCAGGCCAGTATTGCCGTCGACCGGTGCAGTGCTGCCGGTTCCGATCGCTGCAAAGTTGAGCTCGAGCGGGTAGGTATCATCGCCTCCCAGGTGTCGGATGAAAAGGTTCACTCCGTAGTTGAGTGAGAGCATGATCCGGTTGTGGATGTATGGCGTCTGGCTGATCACCATGAAGTTGATGAGGCCAGCGTGGTACAGCTTCAGCCATAGAGCTGTGGGCATCCAGCGTGGCTTTGCTCGGAGTTTTGTGATCCGGTACTTCCCGCTGAAGCGTGGCATGGTTGACTGGAGCGCGATGTTTTGCATACCCAAAGTATAGCACTTGAGTCTATGCAGATATGGTCGATTTATTCACTATGGCGACGTTGGTGTATGAGTCACTCCCCGGATCATTTTGCTCTACGACGTAGTCTTCGGTCGTGGTTGCAGTGATGGTGCCGAGCTCGTCTCCGAACTGGAAGCCATCGGATAGGGAGAAAAAGTTGAGGAGTGTCTCGTCTTCCCCTTCAGTGATCCGCTCCTCGAGCAATAGCTTGATGAGGATGTCGTTCATCGTGATCGTCTTCAGTGTGGCCACCTCTACACTCCAGAGATAGGTCTCCTTCGACTCCTGTCGGAAGGTGACGGTCTGGATCATAAAGTCCTCACTGATCCCTCGCGATGGGATGTTGATGTTGATCGTCTGGCCACTTTTGAGCCCTGGCGTTTGTGTTTGAAAACTTCCTGCCCGGATACTGTCCGAGTATGCCTCCAGCTTTGACTGTGCGAACTGCAGCGCCTCGTCCCGGGTCTTCAGCGAGTCGTTGTACTCTACGAACTCATAGACGCCGTACTGCACGACGCTCGGGTTGTTTTGCTTCTGGACCACCAGCGGCTTCAGCGGGATCCCGGTGATCGCGATGTTTGTCACGTCGCCCCCTCCTGGAGCGGCAGGGATGTTGCCTGCAGTGAAGCGGATGTACTTCTGCTGGAAGGACCACATCGCATCGAAGTCTTCGTCCTGGTTGAGATAGTCGACGCCTACAGTGACCGGCGTGCCGTTTACTTCCACCACCGGGATCTCTGCGAACTTGTGATCGGTCGAGAAGGTATCAGTCTCTCCGTCTCCGGCCCACAATTTTGTGCGTTCTTCAGCACGCGCTTCTCCGCCGCGGATCTTCACCCGGTTGCGGATCTGTGAAAAGTCACTCTTTAATACCAGAGAGTTCCATACAAAGTTCTCGGACGTCTCGAGTAGGCCGTCCACGATCACTCCGGAGAGGTTGAACGGTGCCGCCTCGTCGTTCTTTTTGAAAAAGTGCACGTCCTTGAAGGGATCGATATACCACGAGTACCCGGTGAGCTTGGCCAATTTATTGAAACACTCCGAGAGTGAGAGCTCGTTGAAGGATACCGAAGCGATCGCGATGTCTGCTCCCATGACGTTGGTGTCGGTGAAGCCATAGATCGCAGCATAGTCGGCGATGAGTGACTCCACTACAGTCTGCAGGTTGGTGTCCTCGAAGCGATCGATCACGCGCAAGCGATCGGCGTGCTGGCTCCAGTCCTTGCAGGTGATCTCGTGCACGATGATGCTGGCTCCTTCGATCGTCTGCTCGAGCTCGATGATCACACCTCCGAAGGTGCGAGTCCCGTCTACGGTGATGATCACCTCCTGGTTCACTTCTGGCCGGAAGGTCTGATCGCCATACTCCTCGATCACAAAACGAGCAATATCCGCCTCCTGGTTGATGCGGTCCTTTGTCTCGAGTGAAGGGAAGCGGATCTTGTCGCTTCGATCCACCCCGTTGATGGTAAGTACTACACCCATGGCCTAGTATGAGAGCTTCGTGCTACGTCCCAGCTGTCGAACGAGATCTGCTGCGATCTGTTCTGCGATACCTTCTCGACCCATGAAGGTGTTGCCCTGGAGCGTGATGTTGATCCCAGCTCCTCCCATGTCGCTGTTTTTAGTGATGCGGCCGTAGCCTTGTGGAGTGAAGATCTCCGGACCATTTTCTCCCACGAGATATGGTCGGCCGCCCGTTACCGGACCACCGACTGCACGCCCACCTCCGAAGATCTTCGACACTGAAGACTTCAGTCCGCCGAGCACGTCGAGCTGCTTGAACTTGTCGATCAATTTGATCACCTTCTCCGTCACTGCTGCGATCTTGTCTCCGAGCCAGTCGAAGACTGGGTTCAAAAAGTTGGTTACTGCTGCAGCGGTGTCGACGATGCTCTGGATCCAGGTCGCGGTCAATATGATGAAGTACTCGATGGCCTTGATAGCAGCACCGAGAGCGATCACGAACATGGTACCGAAGACGGTGACCAGTGCCTCCATGAACGGCTGGAACGGCTTGAGCGCCTCCCAGAGCTTCTGGATCGCTGGCCATAGGTTGTACTGGATCACGTCCGAGACGTTCTGGAAGGACTGCTTGAACAGTGAGATCAGTCCCGTCTTGCTGTCGATGGTTT